TGTAATGACATACTCTCGCCAAAACACTCCAACAGATATTTCAGCGTGTACCCCATGTTTTGAGCATAAGACTTCCGGCTCTCCTTTTCAAGCCGTGCGATATATGCCTCTGCATAATCTTTGAGGGAATCGGATTTGCGGTATTGAGATAGCAAATACTGTCGTATCTCCGCAGCCGAAACGTTTGGATTAGGCATAGTATCGTATATCGCCTCATACTCCCATAAGAGTTTTTTGAGTTTTCTGTTGATGTAGTCCGAATCGGGGTGGCGAACAACTACGCCGTCTTTCCACTGTTTGAGATTGTCTATCTTGTAACGAGTAGATATATAAGCCGTCACGCCCTTTGAACCAATAACAATCTTGATTCCGAATGAACCATCTGCGTTAGGCATAGTTTTTCTTATACCAAGTGATATTGT